TGTAAAAGGTGGGGAGGACGCGAACGCCCTCCCCGTTCGATTATGCCGCTCTGACAACTGTGAATGTGTAAGTTTTGGAAATCTTTGCAGTGTCGGAAATAACAACCGTTACGGTGTTAAGTCCAACTGCCAAAGCAACCGCGCCCGACTCCACTGTAGACGTTAGTGTCTGTGTTGCCGATCCAGCTGTGAGTGTGATGGTTTCGGTCGATGTGCAAGTAAACTTGCAAGACGAAACGCCGTTGAGAACGGTAGCCACATATGCAAACGTACCGACTGCAAACGCCGGAGCCAAGACTGCCGACTCATCGATAGTGCAAGCACTCATGCCCGTGACAGTAGCAACTGCCAATGTGGGCTGTCCGGAAACCTTGATCTTTGCAGAAAAGGGTATCCCTGCCGCGAGCGGAGCATCACCGATTTTGACCGATGTAATAACACCGGAAAATGTCCAAGTAGTCCCTGTAGCGGTCGGAAATGTGATTATCCCTGTCTTTGCCGCCCTTGCTGTCTGGTCAACAAGCATCGCCTGCTGTCCGGTCGTGTCGGAATTGTCGAAAAAGCCGTCGATAGAGACTTCGCCGCCATCCAAAAGACCGGCCATAAATTCCTTAAATGCCGCCGTACTCGAGTGAGTAGTGACATCAAAAGTGTCTGCCGTTACCTCAATACCGTTAATGTTGTTCAAGCCGGCAACTGCCACGCCATCCCACGTAAAGGTACTGCCAAAAGTATCATGTGCCATGTTTATTCCTCCTTATATGCGATTTCGTATTCAAGATCGTGAATGATACATTCTACTGTTCCATCCTCACGGACGTATGTCGATACGAGATCGTTTTGCAATAGAATGTGGTCGATGTATGTACCGCTTGCCAAGCCTTGAAAGTCTGACAACGCCGATTTGATTTGTATCGAAACGGCTTTTGCGGAACTGCGCGAATCGGCATAGATTGAAAACTGTTTGATGGGTCGAGGGTTATCGGTTTGCCCTTGGTGTGTGTGTTCGGGAACGTTTGATATATCGATCCCGACAACATACGGGTATAGCCAACCCTGACCGGCTTTGTCCCACTGAATTCTATTTCCCACTAATGCGGTTAATCCAGTTTCGGAAAGTAGCTTTGTCATCAATACTTCTTCAATGGTCATACTGACTCCTTTGCTACAATTTGCAGTTCTTCGTGCGTTCCGTCCTTGTCGTTTAGCGCTAAAATGTCAAACGTCCGCCCCGCCCATGTCACCCGATCTGTCACTTTGATTCTGGTCGTGTATCGGGTTTTGAAAATGGCAGTTGTCTGTGCAAAAATCTTCTGTGCCGCGTAAAACTCGCCGCCGCCGGTCGTGACCATTTCCGCCCACACCCTCACTAATGTGTTCCATGTTTGAGTAGGCTGATTGTAAGAATCATACGCCACTTTTGCCCTCTGTATGAGGATTGAGTGATTCATTTTTCCTGCGTCCATCAGTCCCACCACCTGTTTTTGTACTGCATCAACAACGCCTTAGATGTCAGCGGAATTTCTTTCGCAATGGCACCAGTAGCAACAATTGATGTGCGGTTCTCGTACCACGTGCCAATTAAGAGCAAGATCGCCTGTTTGATCGGTTTAGGTGCAGTCACGTATCCGGCAGTGTAGATAATTTCAATCGGATTGACCGGATAAGGAATAAACGACGGCCACGATTTTCCGTAAGCGAGTACGATTCTGCCATTAGGCGAAGAAGTATCCGCTATGTAATCCGTAAATGCCGTCTCTGTGCCCTCGTAATCTGTGTACTTTACCGAAGTCACCTCGATCAACGGCAGCAACGGTAGTCGGATTTCTCCAAACGGAAAACGGTCTAGCCACATGGTCACTGTCTGACTGCCAAGAGCCTGACCACAAAAGTTTTCGCAATACGCTCGTGCGGTCGAGATCAGGTCATTGATCAGGTCATCTTCTTGCGGATCGCCCGTAAACGTAACAACATCTACGGAAAACGCACTTGTGCCGACCACTGTCGCTACTGCTTTAACATACTGCTTTCCGCCCGTGTAGGACATTTCCAAGACAGCATTATCGTTGGCAGTTGTAACTGTGGTAAACGTTCCAAATGTGGTATACGTTGTGTCATCGTCTGATTCTTGTATCACTACCACAACAGACGTTCCGACTGTTCCGGCGTTGAGGTTGATCACTGCGGTTGTCCCGAACACATCAACCGCGGTACCTGTGACGGTACCGGCGGTGTGTGCTTTGGGTACAATGGATTGAGCCGTCACGACATCCTCGTCGAACGCGCCGGCGGTTTGTCTTAAATGCAATTTAGCTTCCGCAAGTGTCACCGGTTCGGTCGTTGGTTCGGTCGTGACTTTATAACTCATATGATTTCTCCTTATGCTAACGCGCCAGCCTTAGGCGGCAGATCGTAGCAAGTGCCGTTTGCGGTCGTTAGAACGTTGCCAGAGCATCTTGTGATGGAAACGTCTACGCAAGCTGCATATCCATTTCCGCCAGCACTAATCATTGTGTTGTTTACAATGCCGAACTTGTCGGAGTTTTCATCGATGGCTAAAGTGGTGACATCAATATAGTTGCCCTCGATAACGCCCATGCGACTCGCGCAAGTAGCGCTACTATTAACAACGATGCCATTGACAGCGCCCATGATCTTGTTGTTTCTAATAATAAGTCCGTTTGATGCTCCTGCGCCGATGTTAATTGCGGCAGTTGAGAATGCACCAATAAACTCACAGTCCTCGATGCCCGAATTTTCGCAAGCCGTCAGGGATACCCCGATAGTTCCTGCCGTAGCAGTAGAACCGTCAAAATAACAACCAATAAACTGCAATCCGGATGTGGTTGTCGGAACAGTAAAGATTGCTCCGCCTGCCGCCAATGACCAAAACCCAACATTGAAAAAACGCGTTCCCATGTAAGCTCCTGCGCCGATCACATGATTTCCGATAAATACCGGATATTGTCTGTGATCATATGAACCAACGCCGATAACGTCGCATTTGTTCGGTAGTGTGATAATAGTTTCCTTGCTTGCTTCTTTGTTGTCGCTCTTGATCAGGATTGTGTTTCTACTTGCCCAACCAGTCGAACCGGAAGCGATATCCGCATTACTTGCCGTAACCGCCACCGCAAAGGTCTTGAACGCGGTTTCCCACGAAAGACCGTCATTGGTGTCGTCTCCGGCGTTCCCCTCGACATAATAAGTTGTGCCTGCCGAGCCAACTGCGCCGGCAATAGCCTCAAGATAGCGCGAGTGTGGTACTGTGTTATAACCATTCGGTAAAGCCATATTGTTACTCCCTTCTTATGCTTCTGCCGGACTCACAACCAAAGTGTCATCAGCTACAAACGCGGTTTGCGTTGTTGGCATTACTTCGGGATTGTAGAGAATGCAGATAGCAGAATCAATTTCTACGTCCTGTGTTGCCGTAACGATAGTAGGTCGCAGATATCTTTCCTGCGGTTTAACAATGTCAACAATAAGAACTTGCTCGCCGTCGGATGCGGTCGTTGCGATAGTTGCGGTTGCTCCCGAAAGAGCCGCTACGTCAGAAACGGTTGCATCTGAACCCTGATAAATCGTCAGAGTAATGGCCGCGCCGTCAACCACTGTGCCAAGTTTGTACAGAAAATACGCGCCGCCGTATCCGGCAGTATCGATAATTTCGCCAACGGTTGTCGCTTGTCCAGCGGCAACGTTGTTTTCAACCAATAGTACTTTGCTTTCTTTTAGTAATGAACCAATCATATTATTTACCTCCTTTGGTTATCCGAGCTTGACTCTTGCGAATGCCTTTGCCAATACCGGAGCGCCGTCAGTTTCGATTCTGGCGATATATCCGGTCTGTCCGGTAAGAGCGTACAGTTCTTTGAGTACAGAGATTTCCAACAGCAGACTGTCAGCAATCATGTAATACTTCAAATCTCCATAGAGACCAACATACAAGCCGGTCGTGAATGTGTTCGGAGCATAAGCAGAACGCTGAACAGGTTTTCCGAGAAGCATATCCGGCTGTCCAAGCTGCATAGACGGCTGCCAGATATACTGACCGTCTGAATCTTTGAGCTTCCGAATCTTTTTGACTGCATCAGAATGGAATATCCATCCGCAACCGTTCTGATACTGCGGTTCTACTTTTTCCTGTACTTCAATCAAATTATCAAACTTGATATCCGTTGCGGTGTTTCCAGTAGAAACGTCTCGCGCTGTTCCAATTCCGTCATCAGATGCAGTAAACAATCCCAAGGGCTGCCCCGCTCCTGAACCGGTCATGTACGCAGTTTCCATTCCAACCGCTCCGGCTGCCGACATTTGCTGACGAACATAGCTATCAACTTTCGGCAGTGTGCGAAGTAGTTTGTTGCTGACTTTGATATAGATGCCAGCGGGGCTTGGAACGAATTCTCTCTTACCATAGGCAAGCGTAGAATCTTCTGACGGAGTAGAAATTTCTGTTCCCCATCCGAACGTAGCCATATTGTCAGTTCTTGTGGGAATTCCCAAAGACTGCGCCGATGTTAGCGGAGGCAATACGTTTGCCTGCTGTCTCATAAATGTTGCAGCGTCAAGTTCTGCAATCAACTGATCGCGGAAGTCCTGCGGTGGTACAAGATACCCCGCCTGCGTAGGATCGTCTTGCTGTAGCGCGTTGTACATGGACAGATTTTCCGGTGTCCACATTTTCAGAACACGATTAAATGCGTCCTTAATTTCCGGCTTTGCGTCGCGCCTAGCATCTTTGGCTTCTGCCACTTTTTCGCCAAGCATCTGTTCGCGGTCAAGCTGTTTCTGCTCAACATCAATTCTGTTGCTCATGGTCTCAATGTCGGATTCCATCTTCTCGTACTGCTCTATCTTGTCGGCAGGCATTACGCCGGGACAAGCGTCCAACATTTCGCGCATTGAAGATATTAGTTTTGCGCGCTCATTCTTCATTTCCAAAATCTTTTTACTCATTTGTTTTCCTCCTCGTGAATTTTGAGTACCAGTTCCCGTAGTCTTTTTCTATATGCCACGGGCTGACTTACGTCCCCGTTTGCAATCTCTTGTTTCAATTCCGTGCCGTTTTCTGAAATAGCATCATTGGTTATTTCAATTTCATCATTTGTCGGCTCAACATCATCATTCCGTTCAATTTGATCAAATGACTCCGGCGCATTCTTGAATTTCGATAGGTCAAATTCAACCTTGTTGAATATTAGTTTGCCGTCCCTCATCGATGCCGCTATTTTCTTTTCTGACTCAATTGTGTCGGCAAATCCTTTTTCCTTGGCTTCGTCCGCGGTCATCCACGTTTCATTTTCCATGATTGTCGATATTTCATCGCGTGACATTCCAGTTTTCGCCATGTACACCGCTTCGATTGATTCGTCCACTTTTTCAAGAGTGTCTGCCATTTTGCGAAATTCGTGTTTGTTTCCGCCCATAAATGACCACGCCTCGTGAGCCATAATCATTGCATTGGACGGCATAATAACTTCGTCGCCAACACACATTATCACCGACGCAATAGAACCGGCAAGACCGTCAACATAGACCACTTTCCTCGCGTTATGTCGTTTCAGCATTGAATGAATCGCTTGACCGGCAAACACATCTCCACCACCAGAATTGATATAGATGTTCAAGGTTTGAATATCGCCGAGTCCGTCTAAATCAGACTTGAAAGTTTGCGGT